GTGGCCTGCGACTGCCATCATCACGATCATGATCTTGATGTGTGGATCGAAGTAGAAAGCGATCAAGAAGTACGCGAAGTGACCTTGACTTTTTACAAAGAGCTCTACACACCAGTTTGGGAGCGTGGGTTCAATCGATTCCGCGAAGCCTTCCGAATCCTTTTTACTGGATCCACCCGTGTGGCTGGTACCATCGTCATGCGTCCTGAGGTTGCACAGAATTTCATCAATGTCGTACAATCTAGTATTGATCGATTGGAGAAAAAATGACCATGCATCTCGAAGGCCCGTGGTTGACTACAACAGGCAAGATCCGGAGCAAGCGCCGCAAGTATGCGTCAGCTGATGCTGCCCGCCGGGCCCGGGAACTGCAGGCCGAGTGGGAACAACGACAAGCTGAATGGGCTAAACTCTCTCCAAAGTTTTCCGCGTCCCGAGCTCCTGCAGACAAAAAGTCCTGCCCGGTGCCGCAGTATCCTCCGGGTCGCGAGCCGCAGGCGATCCCCAGCCTTGACACAGGAGTCACTGGTGCGGTCACGATCAAAGCTACTCCCCAATACACAGGTACCAAGATCAAGGGCATTGGTACCATGCACAAGTCGAATGCTGTGCCTATCTTCAGCGATGAAGAAGCACAAGACATCGCCCGCATGCGAAGATAATGCGATACCCAGCTAGGATCACTTGGCATTCCAATGATTACACTGAACAGTGGAATGAGATGCTGGCCAGGTGTGTCGAGGTTTTTGGTTTACCAGGCGATCGCTATATCACTTTTGTCTGCGAAAGATACATGGATTTCATCTTCAAAAACGATTCAGATCGATTGCTTTTTATAGCAGCATGGCCCGCTCACGTACCACAACAAACTGAATATCAACTACCGGAAACCTAAATGGATACAGACCAACTCCGTACATGGAAAGCTCTACTCGGTGAGCCAACGAACTACTATGTCAGCGCCTCTGAAAAAGAACGAGAGATCATGCGAGAATGGGTAAAAGGTCTGCTCCGCGAGCAAAAAGCCACTATCGAGTTCACCAAAGCCACTGGCGAGACCCGGGTGATGACTTGTACATTATCAGAGAGTGTGATACCTAAAACTGATAAAACCAGCGAGAGAAAACCTAACCCAGATGTTTGTGTGGTATGGGACACTGAAAAGAACGAATGGCGTAGTTTCCGCTGGGATCGCATGACGAGGATAGAATTTTCGATTGGCTGAAATCGTGAAACGATTGTTTACTTTTGGATGCAGTCTTACGAGATATCATTACCCGACTTGGGCAGATATACTAGGTAAAACGTGGGAATATCACGAGAACTGGGGAGAGCCTGGCGCCGGAAACACGTTCATATTCAACTCGATCATCGAATGCGATGTTCGCAACGATCTTGGCCCCGACGATACTGTGTTGATACTTTGGTCCGCACATGGTCGTCATGATTATTACCAATTCGATCGATGGTTGCATTGTGACAATGCATGGTCGGACAGTCGAGGACATAATACCTTCAATTGTCCCGCAGGGTATGAAATAAACAGCTATGCATTGATGCATGCTGCACATCAATATCTTTCTGGCAAGAATATATCTTATCGGTCTCTCCGTTGGCAACTTTGGGACATTGACACAGAAGTGGCCGAGATTTACAAAAACGTCCTCTCCCGGGTAGAATATTTTAGGTTCAGCGAAAATGATAAATTATATGACCCATGGGAGGATGGTGATAGCATATTGAGATCTGAAATCGAGAGATTATATCAACGGTTAGCAGGACCAGATTGGCCCAGCTTAGAATCTATATTAGATAAGACTGCCGTTCCAAAAAATGAGGATTTGCAGCGGGAGATAGATGATTTTCACGACTATCTGGAAATCGAACGCCGGGTCCACCGTGATAGATTGAAAAAAATGAAGAAATTAGACCGCCATCCGTTGCCCACTCAATACCTTGATGCTGTAAAGAAACTATTTCCACAGATAGATATCAGTGCAGATATTTCAAGTTGGGTGATTGAAATCGAAAAAAAGATATTGTCAAATCAACCATTTGAGTTCTCCCCAGCGGTACCTAAAAAGAGATTTTGATTGGAAGATAAAATTGGCTAAAGAAGAAGGTATAAAAATGGAAGGGCAGATTACGGAAGTGCTGCCCAATGCTATGTTCCGTGTGCTAATCGACGGATGGGAAAATCCCATCATCGGGATCATATCAGGAAAAATGCGGATGAACAACATCAAGATCCTGTTAGGTGATCGGGTAGAGATCGAACTCAGCACATACGATCTAACCAAAGGTCGTATCACCCGGCGCCGGTAAATATCGATATGGATATCTTACCACATCTCAGAGAAACCATCGAGCTGATCGAAGCGACCACTCGGGAAAAGAAACTAGAGACCACGCCTTTGCCCTATGAAGTCAAAGACTTGGATCCTGTGATGTCTGAAAAAACCCTAGATTATCATTATGAACACTTGGCCAAGGGCTATGCCCGACGCTACAACTCAGGAGAAGGTGATGCCGATTTTAATCGTGCTGGCAGTTTTCTACACAATAAGTTCTTCCCTCAGTTTAGGTCTCCTAAAAGCCCAAACAGACCAAAAGGTGTGGCTCTCGCGCTGATCGAATCTAAGTTCGGGGATTTTGATGCATTCAAAGATGCTGTAAAAGTCGAAGCGATGAAATTACAAGGGTCTGGGTGGATATATCTCTCCACCTCAGGAGAAATCAAGACCATACGAAATCATGCTGTACGCACTGATATCGCCCTGTTGTTAGACATGTGGGAACACGCTTATTCCTTACAATATCAATGGCGCAAAGAAGATTACATCGATGATTTTTGGCGTATCGTCAACTGGGACATCGTCAATGAACGCATAGGACCCATGGAGTAATATATGCAGTTATTAGAATCAGCTGTATCAAAACTACAAGAACTCATCGCAGAAGAAAACAACCCAGATCTCAAACTTAGGGTTTTCGTCCAGGGCGGAGGATGCTACGGGCATGCAATATGGATTCACTTTTGATGAAGCCCAAAACGAAGATGACTTTGATTTTGACTACTACGGGTGTAAAAGTGTTGGTAGATTCCATGAGCATGGAATATCTACGTGGTGCCGTGATCAACTGGAAAGAAGATGACATGGGCGCCAGTTTCGTGATCGATAACCCCAACGCACAAACCAGCTGCGGCTGCGGATCTAGTTTCTCGCCATACTGATCCAACCCGTCTGTTCCGGTAAATATACAAAAGGAACAGACAGATGGCCCAAGAAATCATCAATACCGGCACGGTTGCCAACGATGGCACAGGTGACCCGTTACGCACTGCGTTCATAAAAACCGACGAAAATTTCGATCAAATCTGGGCAGCAGGTCCAGTGGGATCCAACATCANGATTTCGGGCAACAACATAAGCACTGTTACGGTCAACACGGATTTAGCACTGAGTCCGAATGGCACAGCCAACGTACGAATCAACAACAATACCGTTCCTGGGGCCAACAATATCTGGTATCTGGGCAGTGCCACTAATCAATGGCGCGGGATCTATGTCGGCACCATCGAAGCAGGCAACACAACTATATCGGGCAACATCACTGCCAACTACTTCATTGGCGATGGCAGCCAGCTGACCGGTATCTCGGGCAACGGGTCCGATTATGGCAACTCTAATGTGGCTGCTTATCTACTAACTTACACCGGTAATATCACCGCAGATTCCATTGATATGAGTGGTAATCTCATCGTCGCCCGCACCATCAGGCTAGGGACATTGCCCTCTGGCAATCTTGAGATATTAGATGATACCGCGTTCAATGGCCCAGCTATCAAGACACCCGGTGGCAGCGGTCTAGATATATTGATTGAACCTTCGGGAAATCTGTTGCTATCAGCAGATGGTGGCGAAGTCATAGTCGAAGATCAGACCCCCAGCACAGACCCAAATACTGGCGCATTATTGGTGCTCGGTGGCGTTGGGGTTGGCGGTAATATCAACGCAGCGGAAAATGTCACAGCTGGCAATCTGATCGCCACTGGTAACATCCAAGGTAATGTCAACGGGTTTGCTATTGGTTACAGAGATGTTCCTGTGTTGAGTTTGATCGCTAATACTACGATATCGATCGCAGATGCTGGCAAACAATACTATTCTACATCTGGTTCTGAACTGAATCTGACCATAGCCAACAATGCGAGCCAGGTGTTCCAGTTAGGAGCCACTATCGACATCATAAATCAAGGCGTCGGTAATGTCAACATCCTCAGAGACGGCGGAGTGACATTGTACCTAGCTGGTAACGCTATTTCCTCTGATCGAACATTGACTAGCTTTGGTGTAGCATCAATCGANCNAAGTCGCTACTGATACTTGGTTTATATCAGGAGTAGGGTTGGTCTGATAGCCATTATCAGGGGATTTTTGCATATGAGGGGACGAAACGCCCTTGCTAAAATCGCATAAATATCCCAAAGCGAGGTAAAAAATGACGATCCAGGTAATAAACGTAGGTACATCCCCCAATGATGGCACAGGTGATGGTCTACGCACAGCATACATTAAATGCAATGAAAATTTCGCGTTCTTGAACTCCAGAGTCCGCACAGATGTGCCTTCTACATCGTTGGGGTCTGTGGGAGATATCGCCGGAAATTATGCGATAGACTCAGGATATTTTTACATCTGTTTCCAAGACTACGATGGATCATCAGTGATCTGGGGTCGAGTAAATCTGGACACGAGCTGGTAAGCACATGGCACAACCCCAGTGGATAACCCCTGCCGGAGACCTAGGAACCATAGCCGAAGGATTGTTCTTTTCGGTACCGGTGCTGGCCGTTGATCCCGACGCTGGCACAGTAAAGTACGTATTGATCGCTGGTAGTTTGCCCGAAGGAATACAAGTCAAAACCAATGGTGTGATCGAAGGCGTTCCGTCGGCATTCGCTAGGGTTCAAGGTGTGCCCACGGAAGTGAGTGAGAATGTCACATCCCGTTTCGCAGTAAGGGCCTATGTCGAGACTCCCGGTGCTCCTACCAGGATAGCAGATCGTACTTTCAGTATCACAGTCACTGGCCAAGATCTCCCGGAATTCATCACACCTGCTGGCTCCATCGGACTGTTTTATGATGGAGACACAGTAGAGTACCAAGTTGAATTCACGGACAACGATCCCGGTGATGTGGTCGTTGTCACCTTAGAAGATGGGGAATTGCCCCCAGGGCTCACAGTCAATGCATCGGGATTGATCACCGGATACATCACTCCAGTGGCACCGTTACCAGATACAGCTATCGCGGGCTTTGACCGAGTAGGTACCACTTACGACCAATTCCCTTTTGATTTCTCCAGTCGCAGTATCAGCAAAAACTACCAATTTACTTTGCAGATATCAGATGGCAAGGATCGTAGCCAGAGGACTTTTGCAATGTTTGTAGTGAGCCGAGACAGTCTCACTGCTGACACTACAGACTTTACCGCTGACAACGATCTCATCACTGCGGATGTGATGCCACAGCGAGCACCTTTCATCACGAATTACCCCAAGGACGGAAACCTTGGTACCTATCGACATTCTAATTTCTTTGCTTATCAATTCCAAGCTCTAGATCTTGATGGTGATCCATACCAATTTGCCATCGCTATGGGCGACTCAGCTGATCTGCCCCCGGGCCTGACATTCAATCAAGACAACGGATGGCTGTATGGTTATCTACCCGACCAAGGAGCCACAGAGACTGAATTCCAATGGGATGTCTATGTTTACAAGCAAGGTGATCCTTCATTGATATCTGCGGCTTACACCTATGTCATGACCACTATCGGAGATGTGGAAACTGGAGTAGTGTGGCTGACTGAATCCAATCTCGGTACTATCAACAACGGAGATGTGAGCTTGCTGGTGATAGAAGCCACTAATCCGTCAGGACGTCAATTGTTTTATAGATTAGAACCCGGAGAATACCCAGGATTACCAGGAGTATACAACAAATTGCCGCAAGGCCTCCAACTGTTGCCATCTGGTGTGATCTCTGGCCAGGTGAGTTTCAATACCTTCGCACTAGACGGTGGTACCACTACTTTTGATCAATCTCGTGCCACCCGGCTCGATGCTGATCCCACTACTTTTGACATGGTATTCCGTTTTACTGTAAACTGCTATAGCCAAGATGGTCTGATATCAGTGTTCCGGGAATTCCAAATGCGGGTGAATAGAGAGTTCAATGAACCTTACGAAAGTCTCTATATACAGGCCATGCCTCCCCAAGAAGACAGAGATTTCTTGGATGGACTGTTGCAAAATCAAGATATCATCGAACCTTCGTTCCTTTTCAGACCAGACGATCCTTACTTTGGTCGGGCGCAGAGAGTGACATACGTCCATGCCTATGGTCTGCGGAGTGCTAGCCTTGAGGAATACGTGCAGAGCCTAGATCTCAATCACTATCGAAAACAGTTGGTATTAGGAGACATCCGGGTAGCACAAGCACGCCGTGACAACACCGGTGAAGTGATCTATGAAGTGCTGTATGCCAACATAGTGGATAACGGAGTGAATGAACTGGGAGAAAGTCCTCCCCAGAGCGTGAACACGGCATTCCCTATCGAAGTCAATGGAGAAACAGTGACCAAAGTCTATCCAAACAGCTTGATAGAAATGAGAGATCAAGTGATAGATGTAGTGGGCCAATATGCACAGGTACTACCGCTTTGGATGACATCTAAGCAAGCCAATGGTCGCGTCTTGGGATTCACCAGGGCGTTCGTCATCGCTTATGTCAAGCCCGGCAAAGGCGAAGAACTTGCTTATAACATACGCACCCAATGGGGCGAAAGACTGAACCTGATAGATTTCATCGCAGACAGATATATCCTGGATCGCCAGCTCAGCAAGAATTGGATCACATTCAATGACAGCACAGAATCCGGCGAATGGGTACCAGCAGAAAGTACCACATTTGATGTGTTGCCCTATTACAGCGTTTCCGTCAACGCATTGACCGGATCCGGATACCAAGTCGGTGACGAGATCAAAGTACTGGGATCGAATCTTAGCGGCACCGATGGAGTGAATGATCTATCATTGACCGTGACGCAAGTGTCTGATACCGGCCGCATCGAGAACTTGATATATTACGGATTCGTGGATGACAATGTAGATGCCAACACAGTTTTCAGCAATCTGGCACCGGTCAATGTCACTGGTTTTGGTGTAGGAGCATTGATCACTGTGACCGTGCTGATCAGTGACGCTGCCACTGTATTCGATGGGAACAGCATGAAGTTCAATTCCCCTGTGGATGAATACGGGTTCACGGACCAATACAACAAATACCTAGTTTTTCCCAAGGTAAACATACTATATGCTCCACCGGAACCGCCGCCACCGCCACCACAATTAGCTGGGGCATAAGGGCCGGGTTCATAAATATAGACATATTTGACAGGACGACAAGATGGCATCTAACATCAACCCAAACAACATTGATACCGCTTACCCCATAGCGGGACAGGACAACGATTCGCAAGGTTTCCGCGACAATTTTACCAACATCAAAACCAATTTTGAGTTCGCGGAACAAGAAATAGACGATCTGCAAAGCAAAGTCTTACTGAAATCTGCACTTTCTGGGACAGTACTCGACAACGATATGGGCGGTGCCTTGTTAGAAAATGCAAAATTGCAAGGTACACGTTACACACGGATCGCGCCCACTGCCACTTCAGGTTCGATCACCGTGGATTTTTCCGCTGGTAGTTACTATAAGATCAGCCAGCTCACTGGAAACGTCACGCTGGGATTTACCAACATACCCAGCGCAGGAAATTATGCTGAGTGGACGGTACAGCTGACACAGCCATCATCACCTTACACAGTGACATTGCCGGCAGCAGTTTCTGTGGGCAATACTACCTTGCAAGGATGTGATGCCAACAACGTGGTCACATACAATCAGTCGGGCACTTACAACCTCAAGTTTTCTACCAGCGATGGTGGCTCTACTATCACTGTGGAAGATCTCAGCCGTAATACCGACCCGCTCTATCTGCCCAGTTCGGAAAATGTAGCCAATGCTGCGGCCATCAGTCTGGGCAAGACAGCAGCATATTTCGAGACAGCAGCAGCCGAAACAGCAACCCTGGCCGCGGGATACGAAGGGCAGATCAAAACGCTGATGGCATCAAATGTGGCTGCTGGCAATATGGTAGTGACTGTGTCCAACGCAGGATGGAAGGCTACTGGCACCGGAACCATCACATTTGATACACGCGGTGATGCTTGCATGCTCCAATACATCAACGGAAAATGGTACGCAGTAGGCAACAACGGCTGCGATTTCGCCTGACCAAAAATCATTGACTCCCAGACTCCTCTATGCTAAACTAGTATAGAGGAGTTTTTTTATGCTAATTGATCTGAATCGTTATTCCGAATTTGTAGAAAAAGTCACCAGTCTGCCCAGCAACGATCTCACCACATTCATTGATACCCTGTATCGATTAGATGCCAATTACGAGCAGTTTGATGAAGAGATGAGACACGGGCCCGACATCAATGTTCCATTGTTGCTGACCGGTGCCTTGGGTATGGCAGCCGAGACCGGAGAATTTTGCGAGATACCAAAAAAGATTTTCTTCCAAGGTAAACAGCTCAATGAAGAAGCCGTGTTCCATATGAAGCGAGAACTAGGCGACATCATGTGGTATTGGATCAATGCCTGCCGAGCGCTGCATCTGGATCCCAACGATGTCATCGCTGAAAATGTAAAGAAATTAGAAAGCCGTTATCCCGGTGGGAGTTTTGATCCGTATTACAGTGAGAACAGAAAACACGGAGATTTATGATGGAACATCCACTGATAGGTGATCTCAACGATCTGACCATAGAACAACTGTCGGAAAAGATCAACGATCTACATAAAAAACTATCCATCGCTCATCGCAGTGGCAACGGGTACTTGTGTGATCAGTTGAGGATGGCCATCGAGAGCTATTCCAATAAATTGCGTGAGCGACAACAAGAGCAATATAAGGCATCACAACAATCCTTTGACGATAAGATAAAAATATCATGAACGCCAGACTAGAATATGACACTGGTTTCTTAGCCGCTATATATTGGGAAGATCGTGTGCTTTTCAATCATTATCATGTGAAGATCGAAATGCAGACGGTATCGATGGATCATGTTTGTCATAACGTGGCACTGGAAAGAGTCAGATACATCATCAATGAGATGATGGCGAATTCTATATTTGTGCACCAAGATGATCGTTCTGCTATCAAAAAACTTGAATCTGCTGGACTCAAGGTGATACTACTGCCAGAGATACCAGTTGACCAGATTGTGGGAATGATGCTATACTGCAAATTATCGGCAGTGGTAGAAGATCAGATGGATGTCACGCAGATCGGTATCAGTTCTGACCTAGGCGAAGGTGTGGTCTATCTCCAGGATCAATACGAGAACGTGGGACCGTTTGAGTCCAACGGTTGGTGGGCGGATCCAGAACCCAAATCACAAGGATCTACCGGTCCCGGTGGAAAAGTAGTCAAACTAGAAAAATCCCTGACCTGGAAAGATCTGGATCTTTCTTGGCCAGACGAAGACCCCAATGACAGCGATGACCCTGATAAAAACGTGGTAGAATTCCGCAAAGATGAAACAAAATAAATTTGGAGAGGTCATCCTAGATGAAGATGATCTCTGCGGTCTCATCATGCAAGGCAAAGATGTCACTGCACTAGATCGCGTGACTATAGATCCCGGCCTGGACATAGAATCATCGATCAAGCACATCGAAGACCCGGGCAGTTTGTTGACCTGGGGATTTCCAGAATCGTCTGACATGTCTGTTACAGAGTTTGACAAAATACGCCAAGGGCGCTGGTTTATGCCCAGAGAGTATCAAGACCTAGATATCGCACAGTATGTCTTGGATCTTTGTACCACACAAGAACAACTACAACGTGTAGGACAAGAGCTATTGCTTTATCAAGAGCACGATCTTTTCGATCTGCTGAAATACATGAAATATCTAGTGGATACTATGCGTGACAATCAAGTGATATGGGGGGTGGGTCGGGGCAGTTCTGTGGCCAGCTATGTGTTGTTCCTCCTGGGAGTGCATCGCATAGACAGCATGTACTATGATTTAGACCCCCACGAGTTTCTCCGTTAAATACCCCAAACAAGGAGTCTACAATGACAAAAAGAGTATATCGCACAGCACAAGGAAAGACCGTAGATCTGGGCAGCATCATCCTACAGAACGAAAACACCCGGGCAGTAGGCAACATGGGAGTGAACGCCCGTGGAGATCTAGTTGATAGTCGTAATAAATCAGTCAAGAGCCGCACCCAACAAGTGAGCCGCCAGTATCAGCGACAGGTGACCAACGTCAACGACGAGCCCGTGAAGTCCAGCCGCAAAGTACAGGCAGATGCTCCAGCGCCAGAGCCTGTTGTAGCCAAGGTCTCACCAGAACCAGTGGTCGCGGAAGCGCAGACTGTTGTTCCAGAAGAGAACGCCAGCGGATTGGCAGCAGCCATAGCCAAAGCCCGGGCGATCAAACAAGAACCCCTGAAATCACCTCGTCAAGCCAAACAAGATCAATCTGGAGTGAATAAAATCTAATGAAGCCTGCATTTTCGCCGACCAAAGTAAAACGAAATACGTGCCCTGAAAGACTCAGTGATAGTTTCCAACATGGTGTTCAAGGATTCCCGGACACTGAGTTCGGGTATCATATTACCACAGGATGATGGCAAATCTTCAGGAATCCGTCCCCGGTGGGGCCAAGTCTATGCGGTCGGTCCGGATCAACGAGACGTGGTTCCGGGACAGTGGATCTGCGTGGCACACGGACGATGGACACGCGGCCTGGATATCGAAGATGATCATGGTCCAAAGACCATACGCAAGATAGACCCCAAAGACATCCTGCTGGTATCTGACGAGGCCCCACCATCTGACGATACCATCTCTGATGCTGTTTCTGGTACCTAAATTCTAACTCACTGGCAAAGGATCGAGATGAGCGGCAAAGGAAGCAGTCCACGTCCATTTTCGGTGGATCGTGGAACTTTTGACAACAACTGGGATCGGATTTTTGGATCCGACAAACCCGCCAAGGAACATCGGGAATTAGATGAAAAAGAATGGGATGCTTATAGTGGACTACCCAATCCTGATGCCTACAGAAAGGACGATGATGCAAGTAAGAGCTGATCAGATCAAGGAAGGCGGAGTTCCGTGCGGATGTGGTCGTAGTCCCACGGGATTCTGCATCGGATGGCACGGGTTGACTGATGAGGAATATCGTGCTAAACTAAGCGAATGGGAATTTGAAAAATACAAGAAAGATGCCCAAGATTTATGGGGCGATTCTTGCACAAGTGGAAAAGGCGAATGAAAACATTATGGACTGAGGCGTACCGCCCAAAAACTCTAAAAGATTATGTGTTCCGCGATGATGCACAACGGCTGCAAGTAGAATCCTGGGTCAAAAGCGAAGCGATCCCCCATCTACTATTCTCCGGTGCACCAGGTGTGGGCAAGACTACTTTGGCCAAGATCTTGATCAACGAGCTGGGCATCGACGAATATGATGTACTGGAGATCAACGCCAGCCGTGAAAACTCCGTGGATACCATCCGCGACAAGATCACGGGATTTGTACAGACAATGCCCTTTGGCGCATTCAAGGTAGTGCTGTTAGACGAGGCAGACTACATCTCGCCCAACGGCCAAGCTGCGTTACGCGGTGTGATGGAGACTTATCATGCCAGTGCTAGATTTATCCTCACTTGCAATTATCCCAACCGTGTGATTCCTGCTTTGCACAGTCGGTGTCAAGGATTCCACATCGAGCGTGTGGATGTCACGGAGTTTACTGCTAGAATGGCCACTGTGCTGGTCACTGAGGGCGTTGAGTTTGATCTGGATACCCTAGACACTTATGTCAAGGCCACATATCCAGATCTGCGCAAGTGTTTGAACATGTGCCAGATGAACAGCGCATCTGGACGTCTGGAAGCTCCGCATGGCGACGAAGGTGGAGTGCGTGAATGGAAAGCCGAAGCTGTGCAACTCTTCAAAGAAGGACGTGTGATGGAAGCCCGCAAATTGATGTGTGCCAATGCCCGCCCTGAAGAGATGGAGGAAGTATTCCGCTGGATGTACGACAACATCAATCTCTGGAGCAGTGATCCACACAAGCAGGATCAAGCTATCGTGATCATTAGGCAAGGACTCGTGAATCATAGCTTCGTGGCCGACCCTGAAATCAATCTTTCAGCCACATTGATAGAGCTCAGTCACGTAAATGACACCTGATTTTGATTCTCTGGAACCAGTAGTCAATCCCAAAGATCGTATCACTTTTCTTTTAGACTGGGAAATCACTACCAAATGTAACTTGGATTGCAGTTATTGTGGACCAGTGGGCGGGCATGATAATACCAAGCCGCATCCTACCCTTGACGATTGCATAAAGACATTGAAATTCTTGTACGAGTATGCAGATCTATACATGTCTACGAAGCCCAAAGGAATACGGTATGTGGTATTGAATCTCTACGGTGGGGAGAGCCTGCACTATCCTCACATCATCAAGGTACTGGAAACCGCGAGGATATTATATCAAGAGCAGTATCAGGACAAGTGGAATCTGACCATCACCACTACCACTAACGCTATAGTCAAACCAAAAAAATTCGATCGCATCGTTGAACTCATCGATGAGTTTACCTGTAGCTATCATACCGAAGCCACGAATGATCAGAAAGATTTGTTCAAGACCAATCTACTGAAACTCAAGGAGGCCGGTAAAAAACTCAAATGCATAGTGCTGATGCATCCGGATTCTACTCCTTTCCAGGATGCCAAGAAGATGGTGCATTGGTTAGACGCGAACCAGATACGGTACCTGCCAAGGCAGCTAGACCCCGCACCGTCAAAGACGCAAGAAACAGTAGAAGAAAGATGGTCGTACAATCAGCGACAAGTGATCTGGCTGAAATCTGTTTACGATTCCAAGAGCGACAATTACACACTCGGCGATGATTTCAAAAAAATCAGTGACACGAAAATCTCAATGAACAGCAGTGGTCGTGCGTGTTGCGGCGGCCGGCAGCTGTGCCATTCACAATCTAGCAAAGAGAGAAAGTTTTTCGTGCCAAATGTTTTCACTGATTGGTATTGTAGCGTCAATGAATTTTTTGTCTATGTCCGACAAGTCGACGGAGAGATTTTCACTAATAAAGATTGCAAGATGAATTTCAATGGGGAAGTAGGACCTATCGGGAATCTCAGAGATACTCGATCGCTCTTAGATTTCACAGAGAATCATTTGCTCCGGGGATCTATGCCAGTGATCCAGTGTAAGAAAAGCCAATGCTTCTGTGGACTATGCGCACCCAAGGCCAAAGACCTTGACAAATTCACATCAATCATGGAGAAGTACCACAAATGAGATATTTCATAGTCAATTATTATCGTAAAGCCAACGGCAAGATGGATGAGAACACTACCGTGGCTAAAAAAGTCAAAACACGAGACTGGCAATCTGCGGCAGTGATCCTAGATTTCAAAGAGTGCAAAGTACTCAAGGCCACATTGGATGGTGTCACTGTACCTAAAGATTTCCAGCGCATCGCGAGTTTTTATCATCAACACTATCCCAACGTGATAGAACGTTTATTCAAGGAAAATGGCTATGAAGTCTCAGTGGAAGAACCCGGAACGCCTGATCCTAGTTGACTGTGACGGAGTGCTCCTGGACTGGGAGTGGGCCTTCAATGTCTGGGTGCAGCAACACGGTTTCGAAGAAGTACCAGATGCCAAGCTGCATTATGACATGAGCATACGCTACGGTACATCAAAAGAACAGATACGCAAACTCATACGCATCTTCAATGAATCAGCAGCCATTGGTTTTCTACCGGCGCTGAGAGATTCAGTGTATTACGTGAAACGTCTACATGAGGAGCACGGATACAGATTCCACTGTATCACCAGCCTCAGCCTGGATGAAAACGCACAGAAGCTAAGGGAAATGAATCTCCAAAAGATCTATGGATCCACTGCATTTGAACGTATCGTGTGCCTGGATACCGGTGCTCCCAAAGATGAGATCTTGGGAGAATATCAAAACACTGGATGCTACTGGATCGAAGACAAGCCCGAGAATGCCGAAGCAGGATGGAAACTAGGACTGAAATCCATCCTGCTCGAGCACGGACATAACATGAATCACGATCATCCAGAAATCACGATCTGCAAAAACTGGGCTGAGATTTTCCGTCGTATTACTGGTTCCTCCTATTCTGCATAGAGTCCTAGTACTGTATCGATAATTGGGTGACGTTGGATATCCCGCTTTCCGAGCTGGCATACACATAGGCCATTTGCCTCTTGGGCTTTCAGTCTCTCGCAGAGATCTAGTAGGCCGTTATCTTTTTTTGTTCGGTCGGTCTGTTCAACATCACCCGTGACCACTATTTTTGAGCCTGATCCGATGCGGCTCAAGAGCATCTTCATCTGTCCCGGAGTAGCATTTTGCATCTCATCAGCGATGATCCAACTAGATTTGAAAGTACGTCCCCGCATGAATGCCAGCGGTGAGATTTCTATGATCTGGTCGTCCATCATGCGCATGATGTCCTGAGGTCTGTAGTATTCTCGCAACACATCAAGCAAGGGTCGTGTCCACGGTTCCATTTTTGATATGAGGTCTCCCGGGAGGAAACCATGTTTCTCATCTTCCACTCCTACCGCAGGACGGGTAAGAACTATCCTTTCACACGAACCTGCTTTGAGAGCCTTGATCGCGGCCTGCATGGCCAGATAAGTCTTGCCCGTTCCAGCAGGACCTACAGCCACCACTATGTGTTGGCTGGGATCTAGCAGATTCATTATGAGATGTTCTTGATTGCGGGTTTTTGGCACTAAATCTAGTGTCTTGTGCTGTGTGCGGAGTGCTTGATTGAAGTTGATGGTATTTTCTTGCGATTGCATGCGTTTTTGAGCTTTCGCTCCTCTTGCTCTACTCAATGTCGGTTCTCCTTTGAACATAGTATTTGTCCGCTACCTGACATAGATATTTAGGTGGTCTGATCTACACCATAACACACGACAGAACTTTGGAATCTAGATCATAAGTATTTGGCTCCGTCGCTGGCTATCGCGCAAAAAAACACAAATCTCATTCGCAGGTAAATAATAGCATGGACTCTAAAATCTTCAAAGGCGATACAGATTATTGGATGGTAGCGGATAATATACGCGACATCTATCTGTCCGATGGCAGCCTTACTACTCTGTTGGATTTTGAGCGTGTGCTCGATGAGATGGATCTTTATGCTTTCCGTAACTGGGAACTGGGCGAGCTGGTTTCGGGCCCAGATATCGGTCCTTACAAAGTAGGTTGCATATTCATGTGGCCAGCGGACCTCATGCCAGATCCCCGTGGAGCCCGCAGACTCCTGCCCTTTGACTGCGATGTGAAGTTCAAAAAAACCAAGATCAAAGTACCTATCAAGCTGAAAGAGCCCAGCGATTTCCGGCCTGGAACACACAAAGCCAAGCTCACTGAAAAACCTGTATGGCTAGTAGAGATCGTGATGCCTAAAAATCTCATGAATGACATACGCACGGGCTCCATCGAGCTTGAAGATCAGGAGATCGACCTCGAAGAACTAGATTCAGCATATCAAGAAGACCTAGATCAAGAGCAATATCAGGATGCGTCTTCTGCACAAGATGCCCAGGCACAGATGCAAACCCCAGGAGGCCCTGCAGGTGCACCATTTATTTGAAGGTCTGAAATATAAAGATTTAGTGGGCATGATGAAACCCACTATACACATCGACGAATTCTCCAGCAAGATGGGCGATGATGACGAGATCGTGGTGGCATCTTTTTTCTTGAGAGATCAGCAGGCTGCCAAGGACCTGGTCAACTGGTTTGAAAAGGGCTACGATTTTGTCCTGGATGCAGATATGAGCCCAGGAGAGATCAAGCCCAACCGTTACTTGGTCTATGTAGAAATGAAGCGCCGTGGTAGCACAGCAGAAAAACTACAAGAAATCCTAGACGATTTCCAGACCCTCACTGAATACGAAGGCGCCGGATGGACCATGCACTATCGAGGAGAAGACTACCCATTTTCGGTAGAGACTTTCAATCGACTGGTACCTACTAGCCCAGCAGAATATCGCAAACGCCAAGAAAAAGATCTCAACGAGATGCGCCATGCATCGGGAATCCCAGTCAAGCAGATCTACGATCGAGAAAAAGATATCAAAAGTTTGCAGAGCGCAGCTGGCCTACTGTAAATAGTAGGTGGAAAAATACTGTCCTTTACCTTTCAAACATATCTTTTTAGAACCCCGCGGTAAAAGACCTTGCTGTTCTTATAAAAATGTCTATGACAAAACAGTAGAACAATGGATCGCCAGCGACGAGCTAAAAAATTTGCAATCTAATATACTCCAGGGTAATATCGATCCAGGATGTGAAACTTGCTTTGAAAAAGAAAAAACCGACGGTGTGTCTACACGCTTGTCTGCACTGAGAGATTATGAGTACCAGAAATTCACCCAGACACAGATAGATTATATCGATTTCAGATCCAGCAATATCTGTAATTTCAAATGCCGTAGCTGCGAACCTTTTTTCAGCAATGGCATCGCGCAAGAAGCCAAAAAATACCCCAAGCTCAATCGTTTTTTCGCATCTCCAGAACGTTTACCACAAGGGAAAGTAGCCCCAACAGAGACGTCGGATCATCAATGGGTGATCGATAATCTATCATCGATCAAAAAATTGATGTTCACCGGAGGGGAACCCACACGTATACCCGAAGTAAAAAAGATAATCGATCATATCATCGATAAAAACATAAAAGATGTACAAGTATTGATCACTACCAATGCCAGTTTCACTGATGAATATTGGTTTGATATAACCCGGACTCTGCCCAATATACACTGGACGCTGAGTCTTGACGCCGTTGGAAATTCAGCTGAAATCGTGAGACATGGCACTAAATGGCCATTGGTATCAGGCAACATAGAAAAGATGTTTGATATTTCCCCCAGCGTGAATATCGGCACTATAATCACCAATCTCAATGTGATGAGCTTGCCCGATCTTTTTGATTATTCAAACACTTTATATGAAAAATATCAGCATCGTGCCAACGGTAGGACACAGCTGATCGAAGTATGCAGATTCCCGGATTACATGTCTCCTTATAATCTACCCGATGGCGTCAGGGATCGTGCCGTGAATCGCTTGTCGGCATACCTCGCCAGCGGCAAGCATCTCCAGGAAGCACAAAAAAACATCTTGGAATCATTGATTACCAACCTTAGGACTCGCGATTTTATACCCAGATTATGGAAATTGTTCCAAGAGCATAATGAAGCATTGGACGAAGTCCGCGGGGAAAATTATCACGATCTTTTCCGCTAAATATCGCAAAGGAGCCGAATATGTCCGTGATCAACGAGCAGCAACTATCAAATCTGATCCCAAAAAATACCAGGATCAATGAATGGTGTGCGGCTCTCAATGATATATTGCCCAAGTATGATATCACTACCCCTGCCAGGATAGCTGCTTTCATCGCACAGTGCGCCCACGAATCTGGTGGATTCCAGTTCCTGCAAGAAAATCTCAATTATCGCGCCGCGAGCCTACGGAAAGTGTTTCCTAAATATTTCCCCGATGATGCCACAGCCAATGACTACGCCAGCCGTCCCAACAAGCAAGAAGCCATAGCCAACAGGATTTATGCGAACCGCATGGGCAATGGCAATGAAGCCAGCGGCGACGGATGGCGATATCGAGGAAGGGGCGCCATACAGCTCACTGGTCGAAACAACTACGCAGCATTCGCCAAAAGCATTGGCAAGAGTCTTGAAGAGACTGTGGCTTATCTAGAAACCATACCAGGAGCTGTAGAAAGTGCGGCTTGGTTCTGGAAGAACAACAATCTCAACAGAGAAGCAGATGCGAGAGATATCAAGACCATGACACGCAAGATCAATGGTGGATTCATCGGACTCGAGGATCGCATCAAACATTATGAGCATGCCCTGCATGTTCTCGAAGGATGATATGTTTGGAATAAATGGGACTATCAAAGCCATCGCTGCATTGTCCATAGTGTCGGTCATCACTGGCGCAGGATGGTATATCACTGGGCTCAGGGGAGATCTCGCTGCTAGCCGTGCTGATTCTGCGGCGCTGCAGGAAGGCATACAACGGCAAAACGCATTGATGGAGCAGATGCGACAAGACATCGCGGACATACAAAAGGCCAATGCTGATTTAGCCACACAAAATCAAAAGCATAAAAAAGATGTCGAGATTCTCAGCAAGAAATTTGATCGGCGGGATCTTGGTGCATTAGCAGCAGAAAAACCAGAGCTGATCGAGAAGCTAGTAAACAGAGGCACGACCAATGTCATGAGATGTCTGGAACTGGCCTCGGGAGCACCATTGAATGAACAAGAAAAATCAGCAAAAACACCAACGGAGGCCAATCGTGAATGTCCGAATCTTATTGACAGCGATTATTCTGCCATTGCTCGTTAGTGGTTGTGCTCTGTTTGGATCGGGTGACAAACCCATCGAGATACAGACCAAGCCGGCAGAAAGAATAAAACTCAATCTGTCAGACCCAGCACCTTTCCAGGCCCGTGGAATCGAATGGATAGTGGTCACTCCGGAAAATGCTCCGCAAGTCTGGAATAAATTGCGTGAACGCGGTGACGACCTTGTGTTGTTTGCCGTAACGGACGATGGATATGAAAATCTGTCATTGACTATAGCCGAGCTAAGGAACTTGATAGCCCAGCAGCGGTCTATAATCATCAAATATCGAGAATACTATGAACCAGTTACAACCGAAAAGAAATGAATCTCACCCCCAATATATTATTTTCGTAGCGGGCATGGCTTTGCCAGTCACATATCCTGTGACTGACGATGAAAAAGAACTAGCTGATTCCCAAAGAATCAACTACACCGACGAAGAAAACTAACAAGATATCATGGCAGAGATCTTACAAAATCTACAACCAAACACAGCGATGAATACCATCCTGGTCANNGTGGCATTTGATTTTTGTCATGATCNTCTGGAACATACAGAGAGACAAAGATAACCAAGTACGACGTCAAGGATACTGATTTGTACCAACGGTCAGCTGAATGAACACAAATTCATGCGTTTCACTGCGTTCGTGGTGTCTACATGGGGATTCGTTTACCTCATAGTGGATCAGAGATTCTCGGAGTGGTATTTCGCTGGATACATGGCCACTTGGACTGGATCCGCACTTCTCAATAAATAGGCTCAACGCTAAAAGTAATACAAGCGCCGATAAAGAGCCCCAATAAGTATTAGCAGTTCCAACCTTTACTTATATCCGTGAAAGATTATTACCAAACACTGGGCGTAGAACGCTCTGCTTCCGCCGACGATATCAAAAAAGCCTACCGAAAGTTGGCGTCGGTGCATCATCCCGACAAAGGTGGCGATACCACACGGTTCCAGGAAATAGAAGAAGCCTATCGTGTCCTCAGCGATCCGGAACAACGGCGCCAATACGATAACCCAAATGTAAAGATCAACATCAATGGAAATGGATTCCAGCATGCCCCATTTGATTTTGTATACCATATTCGAAATGTTCGGCACCAGGATGCACCCCGGACGGCAGCAAGCACACCGCAACCAAAGAGTGAGCATATGGATCGATCTCGAGGACGTGGCGCGAGGTGGAAGGAAGATAATGTCTCTGGCCACGCATCAGGGCGCGGTCAATCTAGAGATCAACATACCTCAAGGTGTACAAGATGGCGAAAATGTGCGTTATCCAGAACTGGCCCCTGGGGGATTCGATCTCGTGGTCAACTTCCGTATCAAGCCACACCCACTGTGGCGCAGAGACGATCTAGATCTCTACACTGAAAGGTCGTTGGATTTCTGGCAATTGATCCTGGGCACAGACCTCAACATGCGTGATATACAAGGCAGAGAGATAGTGCTCACTGTGCCTCCGCGCACACGTCCTGGTACGATGCTAAGGGCACGCGGACAAGGACTCAGCCGGGCTGGGCACAACGCCGGCGACCTGATGGTGAGATTGCAGGCCACCATGCCCAATGATATACCCAACGAAATCATAGAAATATTACGGAAAACCCAGGCCAATAAATAATTTTATGGAACTCACACGACGAGTATTATTCAAAAAAGCCAAACCAGTGGAATTCCGTTGGCCACATCAGAATCTCATTTTGGCTAACAATATGTTGAAATTCATGAGAGAAAACGACGGGATTGGTCTGGCAGCACCCCAGATTGGTATTTCCAAACGTGTGTTCGTGATGGAGGTACATGGAAGAGAACGCATGTGTTTCAATCCCGAAATCATTTTTTCAAGCGATGTATTGACCGAATTCCCCGAAGGATGCTTGAGTTTTATCGGAGATCAGTGTATAATAAAACGTCCTGATACCATATGTGTGAAATACCAAGATCACCAGGGTAACTGGATCGAAGATGACATGGTGGGATTAGAAGCAAGATGTTTCCAGCATGAGCTAGATCATCTCGATGGAATAGTGATGCACGACAGAAAAAAGGAACAAGATGCAACAGAACCCAGAGATTGAACATATTTTAGCCAACGCACAAAAAATCGCTAGAACCAAGCACCACGAGTACATCACCTTGGAGCACCTGGCTCTGGCGCTGATCAGGCATGCTCCCTTCAACGCGGTGTTGGAAAAATATGGAGTATCAGTCGTGGATCTCGATCAAGATCTCGAGGCTTACATCGACAGCATGATAAGCCTCAACACAGACAAAAGCATCGAGCCTAAAAAGACCAACGCATTAGAGCGAGTGTTCAATCGCGCACTCACGCAGGTCCTGTTCACTGGACGACGGTCCATGACCACTGTGGATCTTTGGCTGGCAATAATGAACGAAACCAACAGCCATGCACAGTACTTCATGCTGAAATACGGTATAGACAAGAAGACATTCATTGAGTTCTGGCAAGAAAATTATTCGACCAAAGGTGGTTTGATCAGCAATGAGCAAGCAGATGAGATCCTTGAAGAACATTGTATCAATCTCACGCTGGCTGCACAAGAAAACAGATTGGAACCATTGATCGGGCGCAGCACAGAGCTCAACGAAATCATCACTGTGCTGGCCAAGAAATTCAAAGCCAACGTGCTGATGGTTGGTGATCCTGGTGTGGGCAAGACTGCCATCGCAGAAGGCCTGGCTACTTTGATCCATCAAGGAAATGTTCCTGAGTTCCTAAAAGATCACGAAGTATGGTCATTGGAGATCGGTAGCTTGTTAGCTGGCAGCAAATACCGTGGCGAGTTCGAAGAAAAACTCAAAGCAGTGATCATGGCCCTGGAGCAGAAAAAGAACGTGATCCTTTTTATCGATGAAGCACATACCATGCGTGGTGCTGGTGCAGGGTCAGGTTCCAGCCTGGATTTTGCTAACATGATCAAACCGGCCATCACCAAAGGACTGCTCAAGGTCATAGCCAGTACCACATGGGAAGAATACTACGAGAGCTTTGAAAAAGACCGCGCACTGATGCGACGCTTTTACCGTGTCAGCATCGACGAACCGGATCACGATACCACTATCCGTATCCTTACGGGATTGCAACCTCGATTGGAGTCATTCCATGGAGTGAAAATCGAATCGGATGCCATCATTCGAGCAGTGGATCTGGCCACGAGATATCTACATGATAAGAAAAATCCCGACAAGAGCATCGATCTCGTTGATGCGGCTTGTGCCCGTGAGCGTGTGAAAGATCTAGACAACGCAGTGATCACTGCAGAGATGATCCAGGATCAAGTGGGGCGTGTGGCCAATATTCCTGCGGATCGAGTGAAGAACGACGTCAACCAGAAAGTGGTTGATCTGGAATCAAACATCAAGCAACGTCTCTATGGACAGGACCAAGTAGTGGATCAAGTGCTGGAGCGCATCTACGTGAACTATGCTGGTATTGGCAGCCAGAAACGTCCAGTGGGCTGTTTCCTATTCCTTGGTCCAACCGGCACAGGCAAGACTGAGCTGGCCAAGCTACTGGCTGAAAACTTAGACATGACTCTGTTGCGGTACGACATGAGTGAGTATCAAGATCGTCACACCGTCAGCTCATTACTGGGCGCTCCCCCAGGATTCGTTGGTTATGATGACAGCCAGCTGGGCGGCGGGAAATTGATCAATGATCTCAGTAAGCATCCCTTTTCTATCTTGTTGTTTGATGAGGTAGAAAAAGCACACCCAGATGTGGCCAATATCTTCCTGCAGATGATGGATGAAGGTACCATCACTGGCAGCAACGGCAAACGTGTAGATGTCAAAAACTGCATCATCATCATGACATCAAATCTTGGTGCAAGAGACAACGAAAACAATGCCATTGGGTTTGGGCAGAGTTTGGAGCGCAGCGGTGAAGAAGACCGTGCCGTGAAAGATTATTTCAAACCCGAGCTACGCAACCGACTAGACATGATCTGCAAGTTCAACAAACTCGATAAACTGTCTATCAAGAAAGTAGTGGTCAAGTTTGTGGATGAACTCAAGCGCAGTCTCGTTGACAAAAACATCAGCTTGAATCTCACCGAGTCGTTGATCGATCATCTTGCCGAGGTTGGGTACGATCCCAAGATGGGCGCAAGACCGTTGGGACGCAAGATCGATGAGTTGATCAAGATTCCCCTTAGCAAGAAAATCTTGTTTGAATCCTTGCGCGATTGCACATTGACCGTGGATTTCCACGAAGGGGAGATCAAGTTCGATCTCTCCAAGGTCACAGCCGGAACCGTAGATGAAAATGGATTCGTTATTGTTTCCTAATAAACCCTTGCCGGTGACCTTGGTCTCCAAGGACCGGCTTTTCTACGATCGATATGATTATGTGATCTGTGTGAAAATCCCGGAGATCAGCGCCTTGCGGCACAAGAGTCATTCGGGTATCGATCAGGAATTGAACCATCGACATGCCTGGAGGTGCCATGTGGGATCTCGTAATTTTGGGGGAAGTTGGCGCAATTATCAAAGGGATATAACTGGGGAAATACGACAGAACTGCCATGATTTTTTCAGCGTCCTAGAATCAATGAAAGACTGGAAAGCCTGGTATTCTCAAGACTGGGCGTATGTATACTCCAGCGATCTCAGTCTGCTGAGGGAAATCGAAAAATTAGATTACGCCACTCCGGTGCATCTACGAAAGGTATCTGTAGATCGAGAAAGAGATACTTTATTGATAAAAAACAGCCCTTATTCTGCCAGGAGTTATCTTCGCCCCCAAAAACTCACCGAAACAGAAGCAGAATCCATGCGGAATCTTTTGCTGTCGCAGCAAGAAATAAGACTCAGCCCATCGTTAGCACAATGGGTGAAAGAAAAAAAATGGTGTTATGTCCGGGAAAATTATTTCATCGATCACAACAACAATGGAATAGAGCTCATGCTGTCTTTGGTCTCGCAGCGCCCTATTAGAAAGACCATGGCCATAAAACACCATAAATAACTCACTATGGCAAAATTACACGAAGAAATTATCGTAGTCAAAGTCAGCAAATTGCTCAAAGATTCCGATCAGGCACAGCCCATCTTGGGCACTGAAACACTGGCCAGTTTGGAAGCAGTGATACAGGAATTAGCCGGGCAATCGGTGCTGGTAGAGATCGCGACAGAATGAAAACACAAAATTTGGTATTGCTTCCATTGACTGTGTACGGTACACCATCTGGTAACTATGATGGCAGTTCCGACACGCCATTTACGGGGGAACGCCAAAAAGGTGTGGGATACTACCGAAGTCGTCGGAGTACCCAATCGGTGCGTTTCCAGCTCAATGGATTTGTTGGCACCATCATCATACAAGGGTCCCTGGATGCTGACCCAGAATCTGATCCTCAATGGTTTGATGTCTACGAATACGGGGACGGTGTCACTGCCGAAACAGCTGATTTCAGTGAAACGATCAAAGGTAATTTTACTTGGTTACGTGCTCGTATATCTGGATTTACCAGTGGTACCGTTACTTCTATAACTCTCGTTTACTAATAATATAGCATGCAAAAAATACAGCTCAGCTTTGATGTAGTCAATACCTCTGAAAGTCATAATATAGGTATAGAAGTATCTCTCGATAAAAAAAAGTTTTTTGATCAGTTGATACCGCCAGGCACGCACCATGTCGTCCATGAGTTCAATGACGACGATTCTGAGCACTATCTCTATATCATAATGAAGGGTAAGACCTATCAAGATACATTCGTTGATGAGGAAGGAAACATCGTCAAGGATGCGATAATCGACATCAAGAATCTACGCATAGATGATATCGATATCGACCAACTACTGTGCGAGCAAGGTCTGTATATACACGACGGAAATGGCACGGATGCTGCCCCTTCGATCCATAAATTCTATGGACACATGGGTTGCAATGGACGTGTACAACTGAAATTCTCATGCCCGATCTATATCTGGCTCCTAGAAACCATGTGACCCCATAAATACTGGTATGAAAAAACTCGTGATCATGCCAGGTGGTTTCCACCCTTTCCATGCAGGACATCTAGCTCTTTACAACGCCGCGAAACAAGCATTTCCATCAGCAGACGTTTTCGTGGCCGCCACAGCTGACACCAGCACCAGACCTTTTCCTTTCAAGCTAAAAAAGACCCTGGCCCAGGCTGCCGGAGTACCCGGAAATAGATTCATACAAGTGAAATCACCGTTCCGGGCTGAAGAAATCACCCAGATGTATGATCCCAAGGAAACACAGTTGATTTTCGTGCGCAGCGAAAAAGATATAGATACACAGCCACGACCTGGCGGTGTAAAAAAAGATGGCTCGCCTGCATATCTACAACCTTACCGCCGCACTGGCAGAGATACATTTGACAAGCATGCTTACGTGGCTTATCTGCCCGTGGCCACATTTGGCCCTGGAATGACATCGGCCACTGAGATCCGGGCCAAGTGGCCCGAGATGGAACCCGAACAAAAGATATCTTTGGTCAAGACCTTGTATCCTTCTACCGCGAGCAATGATGCCGCAGCGGCCAAGATAGTAGCCATGTTCGACGAGACCATTACCAAGCCCGTAGAAGAAGCTGTATTGGTAAACAATCCCGATGCTGGCCATCAGATCATCCCGGACGGTGGCATGGGCACCTGGGACGAGAAAAGCATGGTTTCAAATCTCGCCCGTAAATTCGCCGACATAGCCAACAAACTCAAAGCCAGTGATTATGAATCCGTCCATGCAGCATTGTATCAAGACCGTTGGATCCACAATCTGGTAAAAGCCCTGGCTGAATATCAGGCATTCAGCGCCAAGCAAGGTCGCAAGCCCATCGCCCGAGGACGTGAGATCGATCTCAGCCAAGTGGCTGAATCTCCCGATTACATCGACGAAACCAATACAGATCCAATGAAATAATATCACCAGCGATGGTGGGTGCGTAAATATACGCATATTATTTCAAAGGAACTCCGATGTCAGAACAACAGCCTGAACAGCAAGCAGCCCAGCCTGGGCAGATGCAGATCCAAGTGAACGTAGACTTTTTGCGCCAACAGCGTGTGCATATCTGCATGCCTTGTTATGGTGGCATGCTCACCGAAAGCACTTTCATGAGTTATATCAAATGGTCTAATACTTGCCGTCAACTGGGACTAGATTGGACCATCGAAACCATGACCAATGAATCATTGATCAGCCGGGCGAGGAATACCCTGGTGGCCAAGTTCCTAAACACTCCCCAGAGCACACACCTGATGTTCATTGACGCAGACATCGGTTGGGAACCATGGCATCTTCTTGTGTTGCTAAACGCCGATAAAGATGTGATCGGTGGTTTATACCCTATGAAGACCATGCCCGTGAAGTGGGTGGTCAACGGGTTTGAAGGCGCCAAGGAAGATGGTAATCTACAGGAAGTCAGCAAGACTGGCACAGGGTTTATGTTGATCAAGCGCCATGTGTTTGAAAAGCTGGCGAGACATCCTTCTGTAAAATCTTTCGCCAATGACATTGGGCTGCCCAAAGAGCTAGACCCCCATATGAAAACCTATTTCGATACCGCGGTTCGCGAAGGTCGTTATTATTCCGAAGACTGGACTTTCTGTGAAAATTGGCGGGATTTTGGTGGTGAAGTGTGGGTAGACAAACGTGTCCTACTCAAGCACACTGGAACTTATGTGTTTGATTATGCCGTGCAACCCAAGCTCTATCAGGATCTACATGCAGAAATGCAACGCACCGGGCAACTAGAAGCGTTGACCCTCGCAGAAGCTCCGGCAGCACAAGAACCAGTGCCCGAGGCCAAAGTAGTGGCCAGCACTAACCGAGCAAAAAAGGCCAAAGCAAGATCTAAATAAATAGATGTATGGACATCTATGAATTAGACAGCTACCGCCTGTCAGACGCGGTAAAGTTCCACACTGATCTCAATCCTCGTCTTTGGGAACGCGATAAAATGCGTCCCGAAGTACGAGAGGCGCTTTTACGGATCGCGGATGATTTCAGAGAATTCCTAGGCATAGATGATCTCGCAGTAAAAGATATCACGGTTTCTGGTTCTAATGCTGCTTATAGCTATACCCCACATTCTGATATAGATCTCCATCTCGTAGTAGATTTCAGCAAGCTCAATCCCGACCAAGTCTATCAAGAGCTATTCAATGCTAAAAAATATCAATATAACGATCAACACGATATCAAAGTAAGAGGCTATGACGTCGAGCTCTACGTCCAAGACTCTAATAAACCAGTACGAAGCCTCGGTGAATACAGCATCATCAACGATGACTGGAATCGCATACCTGTGAAGCGTCGCGGGAATCTCGACGAAAAATCTACCAAATCCAAATATGAAAAACTCAGAGATCTGATTGAGCTTGCATTACACAGCAACGATCTAGAAAAAATCAAGAACATCACAGACACTATCAAGAGATATAGGCAAGCAGGGCTGGATGCTGGCGGTGAATTTGGTCCTGAAAATCTAGCATTCAAGATGTTACGAACACAGGGCTTGATAAAAAAACTATGGGATCATCGTGCCGATCTCGAGGACCAGCGCCTGAGTCTCGCCGAGCGTAAAAAGAAGAAAAAGAAAAACAACAAACGATTCAAATACGGAGCATTTGGTGGCTGGTTCTATCCCGGTTATCACAATGATTCTGGGGTATCTGCTGATAGTTCCAGTGGTGACAGTGGAGGTAGCGAAAGCGTACAAGAACAGGTCGAGACACAAGGGGATGTGATTGATAGATTCACACAGAGTTGTTGCGACTTCCTAGGCATGAAAAAAACACCGCGTATCAGACTTCGTCGAGATCCGCAATGGTGCCGAGTGAACAACACGTTTGGTCGTTACGATCCTGACACACACAGCATCGAATTATCTGTGCATGATCGCCACATTGTTGACATCCTGCGNACNTTNGCNCATGAAATGACNCATGCACGCCAAAATGAAAAGATNGGTCTGCCNGATGATGCCGGTGAGACCGGCAGTGAGTTNGANAACGAAGCCAATGCTGTAGCTGGCCAGATCATGCGCCACTGGGCCGAGACAGAACCAGAAATGTTCACCGGCGAATA